AGGCGAAGTACACCTCGATAACATTCCTCGACAACAACATCCTCGCCGATAAGGGCTGGTTCCTCGCATTGGCCGACGAGCTCAGCACGAGGGGGATGAAGGTCGACTTCAACCAAGGGCTCGACATTCGTCTCATGGATTCGGAGATCGCCGAGGCATTGGCCAAGCTGAGACCGATAAACGATTGGAAGTTCGCATTCGATTCGATGGACTACAAGGACGACGTCCTCAGAGGGATCGGGATCCTCAGCGCGGCAGGGATCGACACTAAGAACGACTGCATATTCTACGTCTACACTCACGACGATGCGGCGGTCGATGATGCCGTCGAGCGCATGAGAATCCTCAAGGAGAACAATGCCTCGGCGTATGTGATGCTCAACATGGACGTACCCAAGACCTCGAGGATGGCAGATCTCAAGAGATGGAGCCGTCCGTGGCTGTTTTGGTCGATTGACATATCCGATTATAAGAGGGGGGGGCCACAGTGCTCGCACTAACTGAGGAGGTATGCGCATGAAGCCCATCTACACCGTCGTCTCATTCTCAGGCGGGAAGGACAGCACCGCGATGCTCCTGCACATGATGGAGATCGGGGAGCACATCGACGAGGTCATCAACGTCGACACAGGGATGGAGTTCCCGGCGATGTATGAGCATATCGACAGAGTGCGCAAGCAGGTCGAGGATGCGGGGATCAAGTACACAACACTCAGAGCCAAGCATACATTCGAGGAGCTGATGATCGAGCGTGAGATCCATTCTAAGAAGTGGGGCACATATCACGGATATGGATGGCCTTCGATGGCGATAAGATGGTGCACGAGGCACCTCAAGATCGACCTTATCGACAAGCACTTCAGAGAGCTCGCCGAGGACTATGATGTGATAAGGTGCATAGGTCTCGCGAGTGATGAGTTCAAGAGGTTGGAGCGTCCGGCGAATCAGCAAACCGACCACCGTCATCCATTGGTCGAGTGGGGATGGACCGAGAAGGATGCCCTCGAGTATTGTTACGGTCTCGGTTACGATTGGGGCGGCCTTTACGATATGTTTGATAGAGTATCGTGCTGGTGCTGTCCGCTTCAAGGAATCAATGAGCTCCGTACATTATGGTCAAACTTCCCCGAGCTATGGGCACACCTCGAGGACATGGATAATAAGCTGGCCATCGCCAGGGGGGGGGGACGGTAAAGTGGTAAGTGTAAAGTTCAGACACGACTACTCGGTCGCGGATCTCCGTACCAAGTTCGTCCGTGAGGCCAAGGCTCAGCGCGATCAGAGAACGCTCGACACATTCGGAGGGATGATATGACATTTGAAAAGGGCAAGACATACCCATCGGCGGTCAAGGGTAGGAGCTTCTGCGTGACGATGAAGTTCCGCGTACAAGATACCGACTGCCTGCTGATATATCTCGTCACTCCCTACACACTGTTCGGACGCACCAGCCACTATTATCCCGCGATGATCGAGCCCGACGGCAAGAGGGCGACCGTACTGCTGGATGATGGATTCACAACGATATACGACGACGAGGGGGCGGACCAATGACCTGGCCCAAGAGCGTCAGCTTCGACGGCACATGGGATCACTTCCCCGAGACCGTCGGCAAGGGCGGCAGGCTATGCGCCACATGCAGGTACGCCACGAGGATGGTCGAGTTCGTCGGCATCGGACAGGTCAGGCGCACCAAGGACTACTCGTGCGAGCTCGAACCGAATCAGATCCGCAGGGTCAAGGACGTCATCGAGTGCGAGGCATACGAACCCAAGCCGCACACGATCAGACAGATGAACCTCGACAGGTGGGTGGTCGCATGAGCACACAAGTGACATGGGACACGTTCACGCCCCGCCCCAGGATCGAGCAACCCAAGAGGCTCATCCACCTGGAGGACGTCGGTCCGTGGGAGTACTGCACCACAAGGCAGGACGCGGAGGTCATCGTCAGGGACATAGGAAGGATGCCCCAAGGAGGAACCACCCACGACAGGCTCATGGACATGGGGAGACCCGATCCCCACGATGCGTGCCACATGAATCCGCAGGACAGGATACTCCATTATTGGAGCCACAACACTCGCGGATATTCCAAGCACATAGAGTACGACGGCACCGTCACCGATTGGATAACCGTCCGCAGAGGAGCGAAGGGATACGACTGCGATTCGTACCTCATCACCGGCGCGAGGATCGAAGATGACGAGCTCATACTCGAGACGGATAAGGCCGAATACGGCCTCAAGATGCGCGAGGCGGTCAACGGGTCGATGTGCAACTATTGCGGCCAGGAATACGACCCGGAGGCCCACACGGAGCACCTGATGATCTATGCACTCAGCCACGGCAAGACGCCGCAGGACATACGCAGGTTCATGGGCGTCAGTATGCCCGTTAGTCTCGCCATGTTCACACCATGGGTGCGTGGTAAGGGCGGAGAGCTCGTACCGTCCAAGTCATTCGATGCGATGATGGATCTCGCTCACGAGCTCGGACTGAGGCCGAAGGTCAGCCAGGACGTCAGACCGTACCGCCCGTGGATATTACCGATAAAGGTCCGCAAGTATTGTCAGCGCAGGATCCTGGGAACATGCGAGGAGGGGAAGAAGAACGACTACTGCGTGGGATGCTCGAGATTCTACGCCAACCCCGACATCCCCATCGACCCGAAGGACAGATGGGACGCCAAATCCGCCAAGAAGATCCCGGCGAGGTATTGCGAGGAGGATGATGGCGAATGAAGGAAGGCGAGCCCCTGGTCTCGTTCCGCATATCCACAGCGGAATACGACCGCCTCAAGGCATACGCCGAGGCCAACGGTCTCAACGTATCCCAGGCGGTGCGCCGGGCGATCAAGTGGATGATATTACTATACAACGACAAGGACAGGAGAAGAAGATGTTAGACACAATAACAGAAGGGATACCCGACAGACTGAGGTCCTGGACACTCAAGACCTACGGGCTGCTCGCCGTGCTTATGACCGCCGTACTATCTCTAACGGCCAGCATTCTGACCGTATTCGAGTTCTACGGGACCTCGAGAGTGTTCGCGACCGCCACGCTCATCGTATTGGCCGTGGCGTGCGTGACGCTGGCGATATGGGCGATATTCTTCGAGGAGGATGACGATTGAAGAATTGTCCATACCTCAGCTCGCCCAAGGTCCCCATGCGCGTGATGGTCTCCATCGGCGCCGCATTGGACAGGGCACCGAGACCGTACACGGCCAAGGAGCTCAGCGAGATCACGGGGATACCGTTGGGACAGGTATGCGCATTCCTCAAGTGCAACACGATCAAGGAGAAGGTATCGTCGAGGGTCATCCCCCGTCCGGGGGGAGGCAAGCCGACGATGGAGTATTGGAGAGGCATGGCGGGAGTGACGGGCACATTCAGGACGGACGATACGATGGATGGGAACATAGAGACCAAAATAAAGGAAGGCAAGCGCCCGGTGGCATGGCGTGACGGCAACTACACCCAATGGAGCATCGACGAGACCGACATGGTCGCAACGATGCGCGGAGGATCCGTCGTCAGGTTAGGCAAGCTCGAGGGCGTATCATATTCTAAACAAGGGGTCACGCTGAGGGTGGCCAATTCGATGAAGATCACATTTAGGAGGACATAGATGACCCTTCGCGTATTCGACATAGATAACGACACGCAGGTGGCCTGGAGAATGTCATCGGACGGGCAGGTATTCTGCACCATATTCGTCGACAACGTCAAGGCGAGACAGGCCGAGGAGCCGATGCTCGAAGATGCCCTGACGATAGGCCCGATAGAGTGGCCGATAATGCTCAGGCTCGCTGCCGCCATCCTTCGCATTGAGGATGAGTACAACTACGACAACACGAGCTACCGCCCCGAGAATTGGGACGAGATCAAGGCCAGGATGAAGAAGTATCTCGGGGTGGTCGAATGAACCATCACGCATGGGACAGAGCATCGCAGAAAAGGAAGCACCTCGCCCTATGGGGCTATTCCGACGACAGTGCGTACATCACGGTCAGCACCGACAGTGAGACGTATCACGAGAGCGACGACTGCTACGGAAGGGTCGCATACGCTGAGATCGCCAACGATGACGAAGGCATCCTCGTATCGTTCTGCTACGTCGGAACGTGGATAATCGGCATCGGCCAGCTCGATGAAGGGATCCCGATCCCGGAATGGGCGGAGCATCCGACGATTCAGATGATGGACGATGATGCGTACACCGTGGCCCTCGAGATGGACGTCCCCGAGGACGTAAGGATCAGATGGAGAAAATACGACCAGCAGCGCCACCGCTGGATAGAGGAGGGGGACGAATGACCATCCGATATATCGTCAAGTGCGACCTATGCGGCAAGGAGCACGAGATCGGATGGAGCAGGGAGCTCACTACCGAGGCGCGGCAGTTCGAGAAGCCCGACGGATGGCAGATGCTCAAGTACGCGGTAAAGACCAACCCCGAGACGGGCGTCACTTTTCAGATGAACCTCATGATATGCCCGGTATGCGACAAGGCCATCAGGGAAGGCGAGACCGTGGTCAGCGCTTATCTCAGCGGCATGACGGCAGGACAGACCATCATCACGACGAATCAGATGCCCAAGGTCGAGGTCATAGACCTCAGCGATAGACCGACCGTATCGGAGGAGGAGGCGAACCTATGACCCTCATCGACGAGATAGACGACTACTCATACGTCCACTATGCGGTCATGTCCCTGATGGACCGTCCGAGGACCAAGACCTCGATAATGAAGGAAGCGATCAAGAGATACGGACACATCATCGACCACGGCCCGTATCTATACGGCGAATACTCCGATGACGTGGACGAGGCCGTCGGCAATCTATGCGAGATCGGGATCCTCAAGACCGAGAACGGCAAGTTCGAGATCACTGACTACGGTCAGGAGTTATTTGACGCATTCCTCGACGCCGATGACCTGGAGGACGATGACCTCATCAGAATGAGGGACGAGATCCTGGGAGGCGGACAATGAGCGGATGCACCTATACATTCCAATGCCCCTCATGCGGCAACGTCGAGCAGGACAGCGATAATCAGGCATACGTCATCATCGTGCCCAAGAACGGATGCAGACCGAGGACCTACGAGGTATGTTCGGAATGCTACCGGGACATGATCGACCTGATGGAGGGACGCGGGGAGAAGGTCATCGAGATGCTGGAGCAGGAGGAGCACATCCCCAACTCGGTATGGGGGCATCACGAGTGACCGAGGACATCGCGATAATGTTCTGTCTGATTTCCGTCGGTATGCTATTCATCGTCATAATAAGCGGAGGCATCGACACGACATTCAGGAGAAGGAGGCGCAGGAGATGACCTACAAGGTGATGCCGACACAATCCGCAGACCTCCACGCGAAATACCATTGGGAAGTCACCCTCGTACTCAACAGGACACACAACGCAGCGATACCCGTCGATGAGGCGGAGCAATTGGCGATGGAGATCCTGGAGCTCGTCGCAAGGATAAAGGATGCATCGACGGAGGCAGGGATATGAGGATACGCAAGTCCATGGCCAAGACAGACTTCATGCGCATGCGTGCGAAGGCATACGAGAAGCACCCGATGGAGGCCATGGAGCTCGATGAGATCTACCGCAACACCGACATGGGATGGAGCGAGTACCTGAGATACCTCAGGATACTCGCGGAGGGCGATATATACGCTGTCCTATATCCGACACGAAAACAGGAATGTCCGAGGGCATCCTACAAACCGATTAGTAAAATGTCCGAAGTCAGACAGGAGTATATATAATGGCGAATCCACACCCCGAACCACACCCCGAGAACCTTAAAAATTTCAAAAAAGGCGACAAGCGTACCGTGGAATCAGCACGGAAAGGTCAGAAGAAAAGCGTCGAGGTTCAAGCTCAGAAGCGCACTATGAGAGATTGGGCCATCCTGATCGGCAATCTGCCGATGCATGACGGCAAGCTCACGGATCCCAAGACGGCCGCACAGCTCGCCAAGGACAGCCCCGACAAGCCCAACATGACGATGGAGGGTGCCGTCATCGTGGCGATGTATAATAGGGCCGCCAAGGGTGACACCAAGGCCGCCATGTTCCTCGCCAAGCTCAAGGAGCAGATGGCGGACGAGGTCAAGCTGACCGTGGATCCCCTCAGCGAATTATCCGCAGACGAGCTCATCAAACTCTACGAGAGCACGAGACCTAAGGGCAAACAATGACCGCCAGGATCAGCAAGAGGACCGCCATTCAGGCGATGCCGGACATACACCGTAGGGTAGGGTGCGAGCTCGCGAGACGGTCCCTATGGTGGTTCTGCACCGTCATGGCACCCGACTTCTACACCGAGGACAAGGCATACCTGAAGGACCTATGCGACCAATTGCAGGAGTTCTGGTCATCGGACGAGCGCGTGATGGTGGTCAATATGCCCCCGAGGCACGGCAAGTCGAGGACGGCATCCCTATTCGTCGAATGGATCCTGGGACGCGACCCGACGCAGAAGGTTATCACGGTATCCTATAACGAGGAGCTGAGCACGACATTCGCCAAGACCGTCAGGAACGCCATCAGCGAGGTATCCGGGGACGGGAGCACCGTCTATCACGACATATTCCCGGGCACCGAGATCGCTCAGGGCGATGCCTCGATGAAGCTATGGGGAACGGTCGGAGGCGGTCGCTATTTGGCAACATCCCCCACGGGAACGGTCACGGGAATGGGTGCCAACCTCATCGTATGCGACGACATGGTCAAGAACGCGATGGAGGCGTACAACGAGCGCATCCTCGATCAGAAGTGGTCGTACTTCACCGATACCCTCCTGAGCAGAAGGGAGCCCGGGCAGAAGGTGATCTTCATAATGACGAGATGGGCCACGGGGGACCCCTGCGGACGCGCCATAAGCCACTTCACCGAGATAGGGTATCCTCCAAGGCTGATAACCTACAAGGCCCGCCAGGACGACGGGACGATGCTCTGCGACGCGATCCTCAACGCCGAGGACTACGAGATAACCCTCAAGACGATGGCTCCCGGGATCGTAAGGGCCAATTATCAGCAGGAGCCCGTCGATGTGCAGAACCGCCTATACACGAGCTTCCGCACCTACTCCGAGCTTCCCGGACTGTCCAAGGTCATGGCATACGTCGATACTGCCGACGAGGGGAGCGACTATCTATGCTCCATCGTGTTCGGTCAGGTCGCGGCGGATCCCCGTGACGTGGTCATCCTCGATGTAATCTACACCCAAGCGCCGATGGAGACCACTGAACCGATGGTCGCCCAACAGCTATGCGCCGAGTATCCGCTCAGGGTGGCATCCGCACACATCGAATCGAACAACGGCGGGAGGGGATTCGCCCGTGCGGTGCAGGAGCTCGTAAGGCGCTACGGCGGTTCGGCGGTGGTCGGATGGTTCACTCAGCATCAGAACAAGAAGGCGAGGATCCTCACGGCGGCACCGTGGCTGATGCAGCACTGCCTATTCCCCGAGCATTGGGCGGACAAGTGGCCCGAGTTCTGGAAGTCCATCGTCACGTTCACGGCGGACGGTAAGGCGGAGCACGACGATGCCGAGGATGCACTGACAGGGGTATGCGAGATAATGACCGCGCCCAAGAGGACCACGCTCAAGGTCAAGACCACCGGGGATCGGTCACGCCTTCGCATCAACCATCCTTTTTAACATCCACGGCTAAACGGCAAATATGTCGATGCTGCCCGAATATCATAAAGGCCGAGTGAGCATCCCCTGGTGGTACGGATTGGGGTATCTCGTCGGCTGGACGATGGGCGGGTGGTTCTTCGGCATTTGGAGTGATACCATGGAGATCGTACTCAGCAACATAACCATCATCGCGATGGTCGTATGTGCGCTCGTCGGCTCCCTGGCGTTCACCGTCTTTATGGCAATCTCGAAGTACGAGAAACAGAAGGCGGACGCCGAGAAGCTGAGGACCAAGATCGCCGAGGGAGGTCGCGACCCCACCGACCAGGATTCCCTCACGAGCGCCGAGAAGTGGGAATTGACCAAGGCCAGCAAGTTCGACAGGATCTTCCTCATCGCCGATGCGATGACCGTGATCCTGGGAACCGTACTCGCCTGCGCCGTCCTCATCCTCGCCAATGAGAGGATCGGAGACGAGTGGGAATACTACGCCGTCTACGGGCTCATCATGGGCCTGCTGGCGACATGGTTCCTTTACGAGCTCGTCATCAAGGACGTCGCCGCCGGACAGTGGCAGAAGAAGTCAGCCGATGCCTTTCGCATTGTTAAGTCCGTGGCTGATGAGGCTACTGAGGTAGAGGGTGGTTACGCCGCACTCGTTCAGAAGCTCATCGCCTCAGGCGTCAAGAAGAAGGAAGCCGACAAGCTCGCCAAGGAGATGATCGTGGCCAATCCCGACCTCCTCAAGGAGGAATAAACCCGAACATGGCCCTCGAAAGGGGGCCATCAACCATCCTTTTTAAAATACACGACTAACCGCAGGATATGATAGAGGACGACCTGCGCGGATTGCTCGCCGATGCGATGGATGTGGACGTCTATGCGCGTCTCATACCATTGGGGATGCCCGAATGCGTCATGGTGCAGGAGATCGGCGGAAGGACGTCCTCGGCAGGGATCAGGCGCAATTATCACACCGTGAGCGTGATGGCGGTCAGCATATCGCAGGCCAGCGCCATCCAGCGCATGAAGTTCGCCCGTAATTTTCTTACGGAGAACATACCCGCCGACATATCCGGCACACATTACTACAAGGCGAGACCGCTCGCGGACGGATCCCTCAGGATGAAGTCGGCCAGCGGTCCGAAGTACGTCGAATATTGCGACATCGAGGTGGAGGCGTCCCTATGACATACGATGCGCTGAGGGCCTGCGCCGAGATCCTGAGGAGAGCGGTCGCGTGGAAGAATCCTCCCGCCCGGTGCAACGTGGCACGGTGCGGGGCATCGGGATGCGCCGACTTCACATACCGCGACGGGGTCTATGCAGGGATGCTCCCGGTCAAGCTCACCGCAGACATTACCGGCGCACTCACTCAGCTCCCGGGATCGCCCGCAGATCCTCGTCAGGTCTATGACGTGGCATTCGACAATCCCTCGATGACGTTGCACATAGTCGGCGACGATCTTCAGCGCCTCGATGCGGTGGCGGAAGCGGTCATCGGGCTGGACATGAGCTCGCACATAGAGACCGAATACGGGACGGTCAACGGCATCCGCATTAATCCCGCACGGAGGACGGTACGTTCAGACCGCCCGAGATATGACGTTCAACTGACAATCGACATGGAGATGGTAAGAGCATGACAGTACCTCAGAGGCACATAACGGCGGGAGACTTAACACCCGTTACGATTCAGACAGAGAGCACATACGGGACGGGCTCAGGCACCGACGTCCTATACGGGGATGTAGCCGAGAGCGGCAACTTCACGTTCAAAGACACGGCGAACCCGTACCTCAATTGGAGATACGGTTCGAGGTCATTCGACCCCGCCGACTACATCACGCAGCAGAAGGATGCCGCATTCAGCGCCTCCCTCGAGTGCCGTGACGATACGGGATGGGGACAGATCATCACGCACGCGGTCGGCACCGGGGGAACGACGGTCAACGATCCGCTCCTTCCCTCGAGGACCGAGGAGATCTACGTCAGGGACGGGGTACGCTGGAGAGGCCGCACATATTCGGGATGCAAGACCGACAAGCTCACGATAAGCGCGGACGCGCCCGGAGGCGTGGTCAGGTTCGAGGAGGAGGTCATGGCATCCAAGAGCACATCGGCATCGGTCAACTCCCCGAAGGCGATATGGTCATCATCGCCCGCACCCGCCATCCAATGGATGAACGGCATCACCATCTCAGGGAACGACATATATCCGCAGTCATTCAAGCTCAGCATATCCAACAACCTCGACCGCGTCAGGGTGCCCAACGGCTCAGGCGATGCGATCACGGGTGCGCTCCTCGAGGGACGCAGGGAGATAGAGTTCGAGGCTGACGTATGGATGGAGGACCTGAGCTACATCGCCAACGCCATCAACAACTCCATCATATCGGGATCCGTCGTCATCACATTGGGCATAGACTATCCCGTGACGCTCACGCTGAGCGGATGCAAGTACATGGCCGACGGTACGCTCCCTGCATTGGTCCAGGACAAGCAGAGACAGACCATACGCCTCAGGGCGGCCAACCTCGTCATGTCGTGATAGCCATGTTATGGGATCAGCATCGTGAGAGATACGAGGCCGGCGGGTACGTCATCCGCAGGATCCCGTACTTCAGATTCAGAGAGCTGACCGCATCGGTATCCGATGAGGACATGGCCAAGATCGGGAGGCTCAATGCCAAGCGCGAGAGCGGTGCGACCCTCAGCCCGGAGGAGACCGCGTCCCTGACCGAGATCGCTTCCAAGTGGCCCGTGGACGAGCTCAGGGGCGCATCATTCGTCCCGCCCGTATCGGGACAGGAAGTTCAGAGGATCCTCGCGGAATTGCCACGCGGCATATCCGAGGCATTGGAGGCGAAGCTTGACGAGTTCATAACGCCCGAGGTATCGAAGGAGGACACCGAGGATCCCCTCGCGGTGCTCCTCGTCGCCACCGGGGGATTGGGCATTGATTGTGCGGACCTGACCATCGGGCAGGGCTACGCCATCGTGGCGATGATGAAGGGAGGCGAGTGACATGGCAGATATAGAATCGGTGCAGGACGGCGATTGGAGTACAGCCTCCACCTGGGATTCGGGATCGGTGCCCACGGACGCGGACAGCGTGGTCATCAATCATAAAGTGACCATCAGCACCGACGCAAGTGCCTCCGACATAACGATTCAGACAACGGGCTCCCTGACCACCCCCGACAATTGGACGATGCAGAACCCCATCACGGTCACGGCGGGTTACATTCACATCGCAAGGGTGCTCAACGATGACCGCGTGGTAAGGCTGGACGGTGCCAACCTCGTGATAGCATCCCCGTCAATATCCGCATACGGAGGGACGGGATTCGCCAAGGTCAACTACGACATACGCAACACCGAGGGCGAGATCATCATCGACGATCCCGGGCTCTACGGATTCAGCGCTCAGATGCAGGACATCAAGCCCGAGGGATGCGCCCGTGCATACGCAAGGAAGGTCAGCAACGGGGTGCGCTATCTCAACATCATGGTCCACATCAGGAAGGACAAGGGCAACAAGATCGGCCTCCTATATCGCATGGCTGAGCTTCCGTTCCAAGTGTTAGCGGTCACTAACTCGGCCATCATCAAGGGCTACATCGAGGCCATAACCCCGGTGGATTCCGTCGGCAAGGAGTACCGTTCATTCAGGATCAGCATAGCGGAGGGTCTATGAGCAACGACCTCACATCCCTGGCGAGATCCGTCGACAAGGTCAGCAATTCCCTGAGCAAGCTCGGAGTGGACATGGAGGCCCTGACGATAACATCGGCCGCATTCGAGCTCGTCGGAGGGACGTCGCAGATCATCAAGGGCATCATAGCGGCCAAGGAGGCAATCATCGCCTACAAGGCCGCCGAGGGTACCGCTCAGCTCGCCAAGTACACCGTGGGAGCCGCCGCCGTGGCGGGATTGGCACTCGCAGGAGGTATCGCCATGGGAATGATGATCGAGCAACATACCGGCGGACTGTCGGATGACGGCAGGGGTGCGAGCATCATCGAGCAGATATTCAACACGACGGACAACGGTCAGGGAATGAGGGCAATCGCAGGAGGACACACCGATGGCAGATACTGACGTCGTATTTACGTTCAGAGCGGAGGACAAGATCTCCGAACCGATGAAGAAGGCCGAGGACCAGCTACGCAAGACCGAGGAGGCATCGAACAAGTGCACCGACGCTCAGGAGAAGGCGATACTCAAGAGCGTCGAGGTCATGACCGCGCTCCACGCAGTGCAGTCGGGACTATCAGCCGTCACGAGCTCGGTCAGGACGCTCGGATTGGTCGATGAGGAGACCGCCCTCACGCTTCAGAAGGTCACGGCGGGGATCCAGCTCGTCATCGGCGCGGCACAGGCCATCAAGGGAGTAGTGACCTTATTCCAAACATTGAATGCGGTCCTCAAGACAACGGCCATCGTATCGACATTCGCCGCCATCGCCGAGAACCCTGCCAAGGGTGCGCTCATCGTGGGCGGTGCCGCATTGGCCGCAGGAGCGGTCGGCGGGTATCTTTACGCATCAACGCAGAACACCAATAACACCACCATCAACGTGGCCAGCACCGAGACCGCAAGACAGACCGAGAACGTCCAGCCTCAGCAGACAGGGACGTGGTATTAATGGTCAGTAAGAACGTGGGAGATCACGTCGCGTTGGTTCAGTACGGGATCGCCTCGCATCCCAAATGGCTGAAATGGACGGGGATGAGTACGTTATCGGGCGATGCTCAGCTCCCGAGCGGACACAGGCGGCTCGTAGGTATCAATAGCAGCAACGTCAAGGAGGTTACTGATTATTATGTTGTGCCGTTATCCATCGCGCTTACTGACGCTCCGTGGAGGGCGACCATATTCGCTTCCAACGGCTCATACATCAAGGCCACGGGATCAGGGGATATACCGACCATCGGCACGCCCACGGTCCGTATCGGGGTCAATGCACCAAGCAAGGCCGTGATTAAATTCCCGGTCATGAAGGGATCCCCTGATAACATCCTCGCATCCACATTCAAGGGATGGAGCGACGGCCACGCCGAGGCCGTGAGCAGGGGAATGGAGATCACGGTCGAGTATAGGGATGCATCCTCAAACTCACTCAAGATAGCCTTCCGTGGGATGATCTATCAGATTGAATCGGGCAACGTTATCACGATAACCGCATACGACCGCCTGATGGACCTGGCGCAGTTCAGCGATCAGTATCAGAGTACGTCGTATAACAGATATACCGAATATCTGAACAGGGTCAGCACCGGAGGATCCACCTACAACTTCATCGCCTCGCTGAGCCCGGGAGTGATCGTAGCCTGCACGGGTTGGTCGATATTCCGCATCGACTGCCTGAGCGAACAAAACGTCATGACCTACGGGCAAAATCAATACAGGTACTTCATAAGGCACCCGCTCCCGTCCACGGGAGGGTATGGGCCTACTCAGGGCAACAAGATCAGACAGTTATCCGTTAAATATTGGGTCTATTACACATGGACCCACCTCGGCAGCCATTCGGTCCGCGTCTCAGGGAAGTTCATTCTTTATAGAAATGGCGTGGCCATCGCGGAGACGTCCATGGTTCAGTTCATTAGCAAGAGCCAATCCAACGTAACCAATATCCAGGCCGATGGCACCCTGACCATAAACGTGGATTGGACGATAGAGGGATCCCCTTCAGAGTATATGGTGGGTGCTTATGTCGAGGGTCCACCGAGCGGCGTGGGTCAATCATCATTGTCGAGCTATAATTACAAAAACAACGGATATAGCACCGTATCGAGCGTATATCGGTCGGATGATGGGTGGAATTGGTCTCAGCTCGGCGGCGAGCATCCTGAGATAGCTATAAACTTCGATATACCCAACAGCATAAATACGTCCAGCGTATCGACGTCAGGCAAGAACGTCTACGTTCAGCAGGCAGCATTCCCGACATATTCTGCGAGTTATCTCAGTGCGGTCGACAAGGGAATTATGATCTATCTCGACTATCTGATCTCGGGCGCGGCAGGGCTGGCCAACATCGTCCGCGACCTCATCGAGTGGGCGGGACTGACGCCGGACATGGTCGGCAGTCTCGATCTCGGTTCGACCACGTTCTATACCACCAGCACCTACGATTTCATGAGCTGCGTGCAGGAGATCCTAAAGAGCGGCAACTACGCAATCAAGGCGTCCATTGATGAACCGGGCAAGGCATACGTCCGGGCAAGGCATACGGTCTCAGAGACGCCCGCAATAACCTTTACGACAGACCCGTCCGCCTCGGGAGAACAGATCATCGTTAGCCACGATCTGACGGCCCATTGGATGGCTGAGAAGGCTACGCAGGCGTATATTGCCGAGAACGCTACGAGCTCAGGGCTCCCGGTGGCATTGGAGACAGATGACGCACTAATGGCCAACAGTCTCGCCGAGATCATGCAGTCCCCGCTCAGGTCGGTTATAACTGACAAGACCCTCGGGACCCACGACCTTCAGGCCACTGCCGCAGGCGGGAAGATGGTCCAGCTCCATACCAACGTATTCGAGGGCGGCATAACGCTGGCGGGATACCGTCTCGACGTATGGGACTTCACGAGCTCATATTGCGGCGGGAAGCCCATCGGCATAAACGTCCCCGAGTATGGCGCTCAAGGGACCGCCATCCCTACCGAGATCGTCATCGGGGACGGGGTAACGCAGGTATCCCTCAACAACATACGCACGGCCGACAGATCAGAGATAGCCAACTCCATGGGCCTCACTGCTGACGCTATCAGCAACTCAGCCAACACGCTCCCCGAGGCGGTCTATGTGTTCGCCAGGCTCGATACATACGAGATGAGGAACGGAATCAGCACCCCGGGATCCATCACAAGCGTGGCGATAATGAACGTAAACGGGACGATATATACTCAGAGCTCAAGCACATATATCCGGGTGGTCAATGACAACGCTGGCTACATTCACATCGCAGCAATCTTCCCGTCATCGGCTCAGCCGTCAGGATTCGCCCCCGTGGACCCGATAGACCGCGTCGCAGTTACCTGGGGTGGCGTAACGAGGTACGCAGTGTTCGATAATGCCAAGCCCGCACTCGCAGGACAAAGCGTTCATGTCGACATCAGGATTAAGAGGGCATAAATAACCCCAAGGCGATGACAGGATATGCGCGGCGTGACAATGGCAATATTGACAATCGTTATCCTGGCATCGGTCATCATTCCCATCCATGGAACCGATGCAGATACACCGGCGAGGCTATACTTCTTCAACACCGACAACGAGTGCATCGCGGAGGTCATCCTCATACCGGGCGAGCCATTGGACGGTGCCGACATACCATTCATCGCCTACAAGGAATGGTATGATGACGACGCTCAGAAGGTATTTGCAGGACGTGCATTCGATTCGGGGGACTACATAATCAGACCATACGATGCAGGCAACCCTCCGACCAAGCCATCGACGGACAACGGTCCCGATTATACCGTGCCCATCATCGCGGGAGCCGTGATCCTGGTGGCCATCGGTGCGGTAGCGTGCTTCTTCATATTCAAGAAATAACCGCATCAACCATCCTTTTTAATATCCACGATTAAGCCCTATTATGAATTGGCCGTGGAGCAAGAGCAAGCCCGCAGTGTATGAGGCACCAGCCAAGGGCATCAAGGGCGCGACCATCAAGCTCCAAGCAGACGACAAGAGGTTCCGTCACGCATCCATAATCACCAAGGAGGTCGACCAGCACCGCGAGTTCTCCGATCTCTATGAGACCACCGTCGCCGGCTCCATCATCAACACCGAGGTGGACGACCTATTCGCTCAGGGGTGGGCGCTCCAGGGGGAGGATCCCGAGGACGTCGCATCGGTCAGGGAATACCTGAACGCGGTATCATTCGAGATCGAGGTCAAGAAGATGGCCACGGAATCGAAGATATACGGCTTCGGTATGGCCGAAGTGGGCAAGATCGGGAACCGTCATGCACTCGTCGCCCACTCCTCATACAACATTTACCCGGAATACGATCCCATGGGCTGGCTGGACGGATTCGTGCAGTACGGCAACGAGATGAAGAGGATCACCGAGTGGAACAAGTATCAAGTGATCTCACTCGCACTCAAGCCCTACGCATCATCGCCCGAGCTCGGAAGGTCGGAGCTCGCTCAGGCGTACAAGGCCATCATCGACTACGAGAACATCCGCGAGGCCAATGCGGCGATGATCCTGAGGATGGGCTATCCCTCGTATGACATAACATTCGAGGGAGCCGACGGCGTGATGCCCGCAGATCTCCTCGAGGGAGAGCTCGCGGATCTCGGTCCGGGTTCGGCGCTCGCCAACGGCCTCGGGGCCAAGATCAACACGCTCAACGCACAAGGTGTCACACAGGTCGCCACATACGCGGAGACCGCCCTCCAGGGTATAGCCGTGGCCATGCAGGTGCCCCGCTCGATGGCGGGACTGTCCGACAACTCGGAGGCCACCGCCAAGGTCACGCTGGCCAAATACTACAACAGGATAGCATCGGAGCAGCTTATCATCGCCAGCACGATGCAGACCAAGTACCTCGACAGGTACGTCCTTCCCGACCTCGGAATGAAGTCGGGACAGGTCCAGCTCATTTTCAATTCCCCCGACCCGGACAGCCAGCTCAAGAAGGCACAACTACTCCAGGTCATAACATCCCTCGACCCTACGGATCCCGAGTTCCTTCTGAGCGTGGAGGAGATGGCCGAGTTATGGGGGAAGCACCCCAAGGCGGGCGAGTATGACAACGCGAAGATCCGTGACGAGATCATGGACCGCGTCATGCACCACATCGCCGAGGCTCAGGGCAAGGAGGTCCAGCAATGAGGTCTCCCGTCAACCGCCGCGACCCGTCCGGCACCAGGAAGCTCGAGCGCGAGGAGATCGCCCGTCAGAGGGAGATCATCGAGACGTACACCAGGGCGATGGCCGAGACTGCCACCGGGAACGATCCCGACAAGCTCAGCATCCTCGACCGCCTGACCGAATCGCTGAAGGATGATCTCGTAGCGTCATCCGACGATTGGATGAACAAGGCGGCAGAGACCACCGTCCGCGTCACGGACAGGGTGCTCAACAACCTCCACACGGGCATCAAGCTCGGACCGTCGGTGCAGGTGCCGGAGGAGGAGGTCAAGATGCTCAGGGCGAACATCCGCGAGAACGTGCGCTCGGTCGGAGGCGACCTGCTCAAGGACGTCACGAGGATAACCGCAGAGGGCTATCAGAAGGGCCTCGGCGCGGACGAGATCACGAGACAGATAGACAAGGCGGGTCAGAATCAGGTCAAGCACTCCGAGACCATCGTGAGGACCGAGACGATGCGCGTATGCGACGTCGTCGCCAAGGCACGCTACAAGGCGGCAGGATGCGACGGTTATATGAGCTTCCCCACGGACGACGACAGGACGTGCCTCGCCTGCATCAGGTACGCTACCGGCGGATCGGGAACGACGCTCAAGGTCTACGGCCTCGACGAGCCGATGGCGCTCCCGTGGCATCCCAATTGCCGTTGCTGCCGCATACCCCACTTCACAGACGACGAGGCGATCACGATATGACGAGGCACAAGGCGTATTACAATCAGAAGGAGCAGATGAGCTCATACGAGGCCACCGAGGACGGCGGTCTCCTCATCCACGACGTCGTCATCATGGCGGCGGGTGCGTGGACGGACATGCACGGCATAGATACCGTATTCACGGCCGAGGTCCTGGAGCGCTGCGCGTCCCAATGGGATGACAACGCAGTTTGGACAAGGCACTCAGGCGGGACACCGAGATCCGTGACCGAGAAGATCGGCGCGGTGGTCAACCCGCGTTACTCTCACGACAGCGCCGCCGTCATCGGCGACGTATATCTCCATTGTCAGACGGACGCATCCAAGGCGTGCGCATCCCTGGTGCAGATGCCCAGGGAGAGCGGAGGCATCAAGGACGTATCCGCCGAGACCGTGGTCGAGATCCAGCCCGACGGGTTGGTCATCGACGTGAGCTTCACAGGGCTCGCCCTCGTCGAGGACGGGGCCTGCGAGGTATGCAAGCTTCCCGCATTTGGGAAGGAGGAACCAGAGATGGCAGACGACGAAATGAAGAAGGAGACCATCGAGGAGACCGAGATCAAGACCGAAGGCGAGGACAAGTCCGAACCCGAAGTCGAGACCAAGGACCTCGTGGATATTCTCGAGGCATTCGTCGAGGCACTTATCCCCGAGGCGGGCGACATGATAAAAGCTGTCAACGAGGCCGAAGGGGAGGAGAAGGTCCGCGCCCTCGGCAGGCTCGAGGGATGCATGGCGGCGTGGGGAGTTCCCTGCGTGGCTGAGGAGTATTCCAAGCACCTCGACGATAAGCTGGCGGAGTTCGAGAAGGCGATCATCGAGAAGATGGGAACCATCGAGAACACCGTCGCACAGTACGGCGCACCCGCCGGCCTCAAGGGCAGGATGGGCGCAGACAAGGGCAACGACGGAGAACCCCGTACCGTCGTCTGCTTCGGACGCGGAATCCCGCGTTACTGAGGGGTAAAAAGGAAGGAATAAAATGGCAGGAATATCAGCATTCCCGTACATCCCCGACACTATGCACGGGGCATTCGGAACCGAGGTCACCAAGACCGCGTACTCCGATATATTGGGAGGCCAGGCCGTCCAGATCAACTCCGACGGGCTCGTCCTCCCCGCAACAGCAAGCACACAGAAGATCATCGGCGTAGCGCTCTATGACATCCCCGCAGGCACAGCAGGGGCCATCAGGGTCGCAGGCGTCGCAAGGTGCGCCAACGGAGACGGATCCACCGCAATCACGGCAGGAGCTGTCGTCACCGCAGGAACCCTCGGAGGAGTGGTCGCCCTGACAACAGGCAACTACCTCGGAATCGCACTCGAACCCATCGCAGGAGGAGCGAATGGCCTCGTGGCAATCGTTCCCGGCGTCAACACAGAGGGGGCATGAAAATGAGTGAGACAGGCAAATCAATCCCCATGACGGCGGACTTCGCCGGTAACGTCATTCCCTGCGGAATGTACAATAACGCCAAGCCCTCGGATCTGCTCAAGCTCATCATGAAGGCTGAAGCAGAGTGCGGATCGCTGGACTTCTCCAAGGAGATGACCGAGCGCATCATGGCATTCATGCCCGACACAGTCGTCGGTATGAAGGCCAACAGCAAGGGAGCGATGGAGTTCTCCGCATACAAGAAGGCGGACTTCCTGAGCCCGACAGGTCCCGGATCCGTCACGATCACGGGCAGCGGTCTCGTATCCGTCCTCGCCTCGGACACCATCATGGAGGGAGCCATGCCCTACACCTCGGCAAGGAAGATCCTCCAGGTCATCAGGTCAGAGAGCGGCGCAGAGCAGATCCCGTTCTTCACACCCAGGTCGGGATCCAAGAAGGTCGCACCCAACGCGGACGCGCTGGACCTCGCTGAGGGAATCGGATTCGTTACAGCCGTCCCCAAGCAGTACAAGGTCATGTGCACCATCGACAAGGGCCTCCTGGCAGATGCCTCGCCCGACGTCAAGGCCGCAGTATTCAGGGAGATGGGTGCCAGCATGGAGATCGCACTCGAGCAGGAGGCGGTCGACGTCTGCCTCGCCAACGCATACTCCACAGCCACATCCGTCGCCTCCGCAGACGCGCTGAAGGGTCTCAACCTCGCACGCGGACAGGTCGGCAAGAACGGATTCAGGGCAACGGGAGCACTCATCGCACCGCTGTTCGAGGCCAACGCACTCAACTCGATGGCAGTCCCCGCGTACAACGAGAGGGCTCAGGAAGTCGGCGAGTACGCATCCCTCATCAGATTCGCAGGTCTCGACCTCGGAATCTCGGGAGCTTCCGGCATTGATTGGGGAACATCCACCAACGTCGGAGCGCTCGTTGTCGACAAGTCGCACGCACCCCACATCGTGATGAGGACCGACATGCTCAACGAGGAGTTTGACAATACGACCAAGTACGCGATCCAGCCCGTCTGCGTGAGCAGGTTCTGCGTCGTGGCACCCGTCGAGACCAAGAAGTCCGCCAACACAGGCGCGGTCGTCAAGGTCGTCAACAGCTAAGCAAGCGAACACCCACCGGGGAGGGAATGTCCCCGGATACCTCCAACCGCGTGATAGGATGATTATGAGCACACACACCGACGCCAAGGTCCTCACCCGTACCTACAAGGACCTCGAGGCTCAGGCAGAGATCAACCGCAACCGCGTCAGCGAACAGCAGGCCCAATGGCTGAACCTACCCAGGGAAGTCGGCACCGGCGCCTATGACAACCAGCAGCGCGGCTGGATGGACGTTCCCGATTGGGAGGGCCAGGAGCAGAGATTCACGCCCCTGGACGGTCCCGGTCACAAGGGGGTCGCGCCATGACCGAGAGCGAGATCGCGGCGAAGGTCCGTCTATTGGTCGGTCTCAGCACCGACGTCATCGACACGGCCACGCTGGAGGCCCTGGTAGGGCTCGCTACGGATTGGTGCAACGGGAAGGCGGCGGCATATCACGTCTCGCCTCCTGAGAGCGCCGTCGTTCTGATGACGGAATACTACATCAGGCAGAACCTCGACATGAGAGGCATCAAGCCGTCATCCATCAACATGCCCGGACTGAGCATGAGCACGGATCTCCGCACAGCGTGCGACATGCTCATGGAACAGGCACAGCAGCAGATCAAGGACGCCGCGTATGCAAGGGGCGCGGCTGTCAAGCACATAAGATCGGGGAAGGTGGCCCTTAGATGGCCGTGACGGTCTCGGCATTGGCCGAGATATGGGACAACTCGATGCGTCAATCCTGCACCGTCTACAAGTACGCAGGAGCGGACGCGACGGGACAGCCCACATACGGCGAGGGCACCGCGACCAAGTGCAGGATCAACGTCAAGACCGAGCGTACCATCAGCGATACCGGGGACTACATCACCAACTCGACAGTAGAGATAGTTCTCCCCGCGAGCTCGGAGATCGAGGCATACGACCGCATAGACCTCCCCGCAGGATACCAGCAGGGAGCCGTCATCCGTGAGGTCATCACGGGCGTCGACATGTGGGGACTTCCCACACACAAGGCGGTGCGTATCGCATGACCGTCTATATGCCTGAGATCGACATGGGGGATGCGGCGGAGCGCATCCGCAGATTCTACGAGCACAGGGACGGGAGGATAGCCGAGATCCTGAGGAGGCACGGAGCGAAGATCAACGCTAAGGCGGCGATGCTCACGCCCGTCGACAAGGGATTCCTCAGGGCAGCGAACAAGTACAAGGTCGAGCCGTCGGCGGATGCGGTCACGCTCATCATGGAGAACAGGATGATCTATGCGAGGTATCAGCACGACTACCCGCACAACCATACTCAGCCCAACGTCACCGATCACTTCATTCAGATTCCATTCGAGGCCGAGATCCCGCTCATCGTCGAGGAGATAATCGGCAAGGACATTCAGGAGGTCACTTCATGAGCCAAGAATACATACCCGTGACCTGGGTCGACGAGACCGAGAACCAGGTCGGCACGGTCATCAACAAGGCGAGATTGGATCAGATGCAATCCGCCCATCACTACGCGGACGGATTCGAGGAGGTCGATGCAGTACCGACGGCGGATCCTCAGGTCGATTATCACAAGGTCGTATTCTGCACCGCAGACACCACCTTTTACAGATGGGACGGCACCCAATGGGTCAAGGACGTGGACGACAGTACACTCGCCCTCCTGGAGGCCCACGAGGCAGATCATAACAATCCGCACGTCGTGACCAAGACGCAGGTCGGCCTCGGCAACGTGGACAACAAGGCGAGCGTGAGCTCATGGCAGACCACCCCGGACAACGATCACATACCCACGGAGAAGCTGGTCAAGGATTCGATAGACGCCGCCGACAATGAGATCGCCAAGATCAAGGACGGTACGACAACGGTCCCCAATGCGACCAATGCCACATATCTCGGGAGCTCGTCGGCCAATGTAGGCGACGACCTCAAGCCCATAAAGATCGTCAACGGTCAGGCCGTCGCCGTGACCAACGATCTCCTCGACGTATCATCGGCGCAGAACATCACAGGCGTCAAGACATTCAAGGCCAACGTAAACATCGGAGAGGTCGGCAACGCGAAGAACGTCACGATGGTCGGAGACCTGACCATAACCGGGAATATCACGCAGAACGGATCCTCGTATGAGACGCACGCAGAGCAGGTATTCACGACTGACGATTACATCACAATGCGCGACGGCGCGACCGGGGGGCTGGCCACCGGGGATTATTCGGGATTCAAGATCAAGAAGTACGACGGCACCAATGACGGAGCCCTCGTGGTCGATAATTCAGGCACCGCAAGGGTCGGGGATGTAGGCGACGAACAGCCGCTCCTCACGAGGGACGAGGAGGCCGACATGACCAACGGAGCCCTCCTGAGGTGGAACGGCACCGACCACAAGGCTGAGACCAACACGGTCACGTTCTGCAAGAAGTACGCAGGATCCGCCACGGTCGCCACGACCGCGTGGGCGAGCTCAGGGATCACGGCCTTCCCGTACAAGGCCGACATAGCCATAACAGGCATCACGGCGAGCGATTATCCCGTGGTGGCATTCGCAGCCACCGAGGCGACATCCGGCAACTATTCGCCCGAATGCGCCACGGGATCGGGAACGCTGACCATATACGCCAAGACCGCACCGAGCGCGGCGATAACGATAACATACATGATAATACAGGATGTGAGCTGATGATATTCGACATATTCAAGGCACCGATTAGGGGGGGGGGCCTCCAATGATAGGAGGCACGAATGCACAGCCGGGGGGCTACATTTACAAGAGCCTAACACCCGCGTCCAATTTTTCAGGAACGATAGATGCGTACAAAATAGGACCATTAGCAGTCGTAAGATTCTATCACTGCATACCGATAAACGCAGGGGACAACGCAATATGCACCCTGCCATGGGCACCCGTAACGAGATTCTTCAGTTCGATATTGGAGAACAACAGAAAAGAGTATCGCCCGCTATATACCACGAACAGCACCGCGTCGATATATGTCGTGGCTGGAGATTCGGATTATTACGGAACATTGATCTATATAACGGACGCCTGACCACCCCCACGGGGGTGATCTGATGCAGGGCGGCACGAATGCTCAGCCTACATTATCAGAGAAGCACCTCGCCACCGTTACCACCGATGACGGTTCAAGGACCGAGGTCGGAGCGAACAGTATCATACTCGCTCGTTTTTACGGAATAACCGCAAGCGGGATGATCTATATCCGTATTGATAATGCCAATAATATCGAACAGAGACAATACGGCTCGTATGCGACTGCATCCCAACAGATAATGATAACAGGATACGCAAATAAGGGCGAGAAGGTCAGAGTTACCGGCGCCACGGGAAGTACCGCATTAATATACGGTGTAAGTTTGGGGGGGGGGATTAAGGCTCTCCTTGGCAAGGCTCGTGCGCTTCTTCAGGAGGTGCTAAGCCATGCAGGGAAGCACCAATGCGACAAGCAAGGCACCGCTATCCACAGGCTCACCTATTTCGAGCGTAAGATGGATACGCAGAGGGGACGTCGTGCAGGTAATGATCGGTGGATTATCGGTCATCGCCAATGGGGGAGTATCGACCACGGTATGCACAGGGCTCCCCACGAGATCACAGGGTGGGAATGTAAACTTCCTAATATCCGACCCATCAGGCTCGGACACATGCCTCGCTTATGTTATGGAGGACGGGACCCTGAAATACAACTCGCTGGTCACAACGACAGGATATGGGACGGTAACGTACAATATAGAATGACCAAGGGGATGGTCGCATGAGAGGTGCGACCAACTCAACGTTCAAGGACCAACCCGTCGTATTGTATAATCAATCGGGAGTGGTCGTCACAAAATACGGTAATTTGGTCAATGTAGCAGTCTCCATGTTCACAGGAGTGGGACAGACTAACATACCCAATATGCCGAAGGCGAGAGCATATCAGGGGACCGCATTATTAGGGAATAGCAGTAACTACGCTGGTGCGATGTGGATAAACCCGAATGATACCGTAATCGCCATCAATCGCGTAACGAGCGGAGATTATCTCTTCGGCGGGATGAATTATCTGACCGACGAGGGGGGGGGGCGTAAGCTGAGCAGGCTCCTCCGCCTATTCAGGAGGCGGGGAGCATGAACGGATCCACCAACGCCGAGACGATGACAACAGACACGGCAACCGCCCTGAGCGGGAAGCAGGACAAACTCCCATTATCGGGAGAAATATCACTCGGCAATAATTTTTATATGCGGAGATGGGGCAAATATGTTCAGATATGCGCATTCAATGCCACGGGAACCGGTGGTGCCCAAATGACCGCAGCGAGTGATCTTCCTATATGTAAATTATACACGGTCGCCCCGGTGGTCGATAATAATTTAGTTCAAACAGGGACTGCGTGGATTCAAACTAATAGTACAAGCATAACATGGAATTGCACCGCAGGAGCTCAGAAATACCTAACATTAGTATATTTGACCGATACGGATTATCAACCATAAACACCCTTTACACCCTATTTTTTATTATTTTACATCGAATGTAAAGCATCTCCTCGGTCAAGTGTAAAGATAGTTTTAAATATATGTACCACAATGTGATACATAACACGGGACAACCCGAGGAGAATGACAAACATGGACTACTACGAGTTTATGGAGAGAGCGAACACCCAGGTAACTGAGGACGAGTACAACATGATCGAGACGGTCTACCTGGCCCACCCGGAGACATTGGACGTCGGTCAGATGGTCGCCTGGTTCAAGAAGTACGGCATGAAGGGCGTCAAGGCAGCATACCTGGTATCGGCCGATCTGCTTAACCGCGAGGAGGAGGCCAGGATCGCCCACAAGAAGATCGAGCAGCTGGAGAAGGAGAACGCAGAGATGGCGAGACAGCTCGCAGCCAAGGAGAGGACGATCAGATACCTGCTCGGCAAGCTCGACACGGCCACGATCCTGGGCGACATCAGCAAGGAGGCCCTGGCGGACCTCATCGCCAACCAGGGGGTGCAGGCATGATGCCCACCCTGAGGATCCTCAAGGGGTGCGAGGGCAAGCCCCTCCGCCACTTCATCGAGAAGGTCGACGTCGACATACTCAACGTATGGGACGGCGAGACCCGCGTGGAGCTCGACGATCTGCCGGACTACCTCGACCGCAAGGTCGACTATGTCGACGTATGGAGGCCCGAGGGCTGGTGGACCGCACATGTGCACCTCAGGGAGGTGAGGGCATGATCGACCGCCTCGAGATCATAGCCCGCGTCTCGGCGCACGGCAACTCGCTGAACATCAACGTCACGAGGGAGATCAAGCTCATGGGCCTCGGCCGGGGAGACCTGGTCAAGGTCACGATAGAAAAGATCCCGGGCGGCACGGAGGAACCGTCCGAGAGAGAATGAGAGGAGCGAGGCGGGAAGCTCAGAATTGCAGCCAAGACGATCCCGCCTCAGAACGGGGGAATGACCACCCCGTCCTATTTTTACATTATATAGTCCAGCCTTATAAACCCACTCACCCCAATTATGTGTGTGAGTGTGTGTGCATGGTCGGAGGGTAACATGACCAATCAAATCGAAGATTATCTGACGCATTTGACGAACACCGGGAGGAGACCGTCCACGATAAGGACGTACCGTTCTCAGATCAATATCTGCATCGACATACTGAGGGAAGCAGGGATGGAGACCGATGCGAGATCCATCGGAGAGGACGAGATATACTTCCTGATAAGGACGCTCGACACGGGAGAGGCGACCACGAGGGATTACATCACATCCCTCGGGGGGATGCTCGAATTTTATACGGGGATCTCGCTCGTCAAGAGGATGAGGATCCTATGGAACCGCCCGGTAAGGCACAGGGTATTCATCACCACGGACGACTTCATCAGGATGTATTCGATAGCCGATGACCGCGAGAAGGTCATCCTCGTATTGGGTGCATTCATGGGCCTCAGACGCAACGAGATGCAGTCGATAACGCTCCAGGACATACGCAGGGATCACATCATCATCCACGGCAAGGGACATGGGAAGGACGGCCTCGTCTATGAGCAGCCGATGCCGGCGGAGGTCAGGCAGATCATCGACAGGTATCTCGTATGGAGGAGGTCGCTCACGGGGACCGACAGGAGCGAAGGGCGTCTCCTCGTATGGTACGACAAGACCCACGGCAGGATAAACAGATTCGCGGACAGATCGGGGAGATTCACCGACATCGTCAAGAACCTCGGCGAGCGGGTCGGAGTGACGGCGACATGCCATTCACTGAGGAGATTGTTCTGCACCAATCTCTACTACGGGATAGACGGCGAAGGCGGTGCGGATCTCGTCATCGTCCGGGATCTGATGCGCCACGCATCGGTCGATACGACGTTGGATTGCTATATCAACGTAAAAGATCAGGAGAAGGAGAGGACCCTGCGCCAATTCGGTGCCAAGATGGGGGTTCTTTTAAATATGAATAAATGTATTACATAAATGCAGCCAAGAAGTAGGCCGTGACGGACGATAAATTCTGTAATTAATCGTTTTGTTCCGACCGAGCTCCGAGGCTGAGGAGCTAAGAAATGACAAACAGCGGAATCAAGACCGGAAGGATCCTCGACGCGCTCTATGAAGCGAAGGCCGAGGATTGGAGAGAGCAGCGCAAGACCGATTCGAGGACGGGCGAATACGTCCGCCTGATGTTTTCTGAGTTCGGAAAGATCCTGCGCAAGAACGAGATCGCCATCGACCCGAGGACGATCAAGCTCAAGTGGGAGCTCCTGATGGACATCGGGATATTCCCCGCGGGCAACAGGATCAGCGCAGTGGTCGACCTGATAGCATTCGAGAATTACAACCCGAAGTACAAGCTCATCATCGACGAGCCCTGCACACACACACTCACACACACACCCGATACCACCGAGGAGGCGAGCGAATGAGCGTCCACGAGCGTATCGCTCAGGCGATGCAGGTCATCGCCGAGATCGACTTCAACAAGTCCGGGGTCGTCGGCATCAACGGCCGCGACGGATACAACTTCATACCCATCGGGCAGATCCTCGCAGCCGTCAGGAGGGCGCACGCCAAGGCCGGTCTCTTCCTGACCATCGGCCAGCTCGAATACGACAAGGACAACGGCGAGGGCATATTCACCCAGGACCGCTGGACCAAGGCACGCGGCCACTGCGAGGTCAGCATCAACGGTGCCGACGGCGACTGCGTGAGCTTCATCGTACCGTTCAACGTCCAGGACAACAGCGACAAGCTGGACAACAAGATCGTGACCAACATCGAGCGCCAGGCATACCGCGTCCTTTACGCGATAGACGAGGGCGATGCGACGGATCCCGAGACGGTATGGCAGGAGGACAAGGTCAGCGCCCCGACCGAGGATAGCTTCTTCAAGAGCTCCACCAAGGCACCCAAGATCAAGGGGATTGCCGTGAGTGTGACCAAGGACAAGCTCCTCCGCGAGCTAACCGAGATCATCACTAAACGCCCGGGCGATGCGGATATAATCTTCACGATGACCGGGGCCTTCGGACACAAGATACTCGACGAATGCTCCGAGGACGAGCTCAGGCAGATCCTCGACAACGTCAACTTCGCAGGAGGTGCCTGACATGAGCTACGGATTCAAGGAATGCCCTCACTGCCACGGCGAGATGCGCGTCTATTTCGACGGGGACGGCTCCTCCTCCGGGAGGTGCCCCACCTGCGACAAGTGGTGGAATTTCGCACCGATGAAGTGGACACCCAGGATCAACCCCAAGGGCGCCTTTTACGAGGTGCTTCTGAACAGCCACCTCGAGACCTACCTCGGCCCCTTATTCAAGGACGGCACGGGCAAGCGCTACGATACCAAGAACCTGAGCGTGATGGAGTCCATGGGGATCTATACCAACCTCGAGCAGGCCCTGAAACGCTGCGAAGAGATCAGGGCTGAGGCTGAGCTCAAGATAACCGAGACCACCAGGGTGCTCGTATTCCCCTATATCAAGCGCTGGAATCACGACCGCACCGATTGGGAGTTTTGGCGCCCCGAGTACGCTGAGCTCGACAAGGAGGTATTTGCATGAATTACTACTCCATCACGATCGACTTCACATCGGACGAACCATACGCACGCGGGACCATCGAGGAGCACATCGACGAGTTCGTCAAGAGCCTCGGAGGCAAGGTCACGGCCACCACCATCTACATCGACGAGGGGGCGGACCAATGACCGTCGACGAGTTCGAGATGGATCCTCACTACCATCTCTACCGCAAGAACGAGATCGAGTGGGACATCAAGGCCCGCGACGGCGACATCAAGATCGAGTTCTCGGTCTACGACGAGAACATTCAGGAGGCCGTCAAGGACAACTTCGACAGCTTCTCCGAGA